CTTAAGCTTATAATTTGCAGTGGACACTCCTCCGAAATGAGAAATTTTAGTAAAATCCGCAGCTACCTTGAAGTTTAAGTTTATAAATTGCTCTATGCTTTCTTCTGGCGGAACTATTGGCAGCGTGGGAACAACTGGACCGAGTTCAATGGGCGGCTTGCAGTCTATTTTATCGCAGGTCGTGTCTTTGTGGAAAGTAGCGCCGCCGCCGGGTTTTAGTTTTTCGTCGAGCTCGTCGCATTGAGAACGTTTATAGTCGTTATGACATGTTTTAACCCCTCCTATTTCAGAGCAACATGCTCCGTCTTCTCCCGGAATTGGAAGGAACGGGTCTTCGGTGCCCGGTCCGGGAGGGGGGGCGTTTTCTTTAGGGACTTCTAGCGTGGGGTTCTCTGCAGGTCCCCCCGGTCCGGTATCAACTATTCCTCCTCCTCCGCCATCGTCTCCTTCTCCTAGGTTGTCAAATTTTATAGGCGTATGTTCAAGAGCTACTATATCGTATTTGTTTTCGTTCTCGTTTACGTTAATTACTTTGTATTGTTGCGCGTGCCCAGACGCGAACTCTGGATCAAGAGTATAGTCCCTGTTCAGGGTCATGTCATTTGTGCTTGGTTCTATAGACCATACTAGGTCTGCGCCGCTTATGTTTTCATAATCTGAAGAATACTCGTTTTCATCGTCTGACAGTTCTCCTATTACTGAAGCTGCGTTATAGCCTGTTATTACATAGTTGTCAAAATCTAATTGTCCTTGCGTTTGTGTATCGGTGAAAATTTGAGTTACTATACCGCTTCCGCCGATAGAGTAATCCGAACTAAAATTACCTGTATGAGTTACTGCTTGAAAACCGCTAAAATAAATAGTTTGAATTTGGCTTCTCCTGATTTCAGGGACGTCGGCAGAAGTTAAGGACTCCTCCGTATTGGTGGATTTTACGGTTATGTTTTCAATTGTTCTTTTTTCGGTGGCTTCCGTTATTGTCCATTCGTGAGTTCTTTTTAGGCCAACTCTGAAAGGAGAAGTGATACTTGAAGTTCCTTCTTTAGTTGAGGCATAGTTAATAGGAGAGAAAACTGTTATTTTCAGATTGGTTATTCCGACCGGTTTTGTAAATGCTATATATATTCCGGTTTTGCTCCTATGGTGTCTAACAGGCCCTGTTAAGCCGTCTGACCCATGACTTGTGATATCGCCATCATCTCTTATGTCGGCTTTGTGCGATAGGGTATTGCGGATAAACAACAGTTCTCTTGTTGCTGCGGCCTGCTCGGCTGCAGTGCCGTTCCCGGCATACCATTCTAAGCATTTGTAGAGATCCCCGTGGCGGCGTTTGTGCAAATCAGGCCCGCCGCTCGTTTGCTTATTCGGACAGTGTTGCCCATGTATGTTACCTAGACAGTCCCCTGCCCCACCAGTACTAGAGTTTTCAGGGTTTGGAACAAACATTGAACCTAGATAAAAAGCTCCTACGTTGTTCGGGGGGAGTAGCTTGCCTTCAGCGTATTTAGCGTCAGACACTTCTAGAAAATGATCTAATCCTTCAAGATTTCTAGCCTTGAGATGTTGTACGTCGAGGGGTAAATAATATTTTTTGCCGTCTAGTTCGTAGCTAACTTCAAATCTTTTTGGGGTGCCGCCGGGGCGCTTGTAAGGCTCGCCGGTGACGGGGTCTTTAATCGCTGTCATTTCATGATTAAAGCTTTGAAAATTAAATTCCATAAGGGCTTTTGGGGAATCGACAGTTATTTCTTGTTCGTTTATAAAGTCGGGGCTCCTGTTTATTCCTTCTTCGGATAACCAGTCTAAATAAACCTTTTCGGAGTCGGTTTTTTTCTCTTCCGCCTCCCCTGCTTCCACTACTGTGGTGGTTATAGTTTCTTCGCAGTCGGGCGGCGTTATCTGTGTTGGTTCGAGGTAGCCAGCAGGGGTTAAGATATCCAGTTTATATTCTTTATCAGCGGTGAAATCAATAGCTTTATCGATTATAATAGAGTTTCCTGTTACGTAATAATCGCTGGTCTCCGGGTGGACGCTGGCGGACGGCGGGTTTATGTGAGAGGGAATAGCGCCAGCGGGGATGATCCCGGAGCCAAGCTTTTGAACCTGAAGAGTTCTCCCTGCCATTTTTTTATCGTTTCTAAACTCATCGTATACGCTAATTACATCGCCGGGTCTTATGTACATTCCTTCTTGGCCTGCGGCAAATGATATTGATTCCGTTTCTAATATTTCGCTTTTTAATATCCATTCCCCAAATCTTTTAGCTTGCCCCTCGCTCGTGCAGCCAATAGCAGAAGTCTCTATTTCTCTTATTCCGTATCTTTGTACGCCAGCTTGGTCTTCTGTGTATGAAATCGCAGGTTTGTATAAGTTATTTTTGTCGGAGTATCTTACTATTGCTACAGTGTGTCTGGCTTTTTTCGCAGAAGATGTATAAGTAAATAACCCGTCTATTGTATTAGAGGTATTAAAATGATAGATTGGCTCCTTAGGTCTATCTTGAGAGACGTATATATTTCCAAAAGCATAATAGGCGAGAGATCTAAACGCAGAAGCTAGATCGTTGACGACTTTATAAGCTTCTTCTCTTGAAGTGATGATGTGATTCAAGGCGAACCTAGGTTCCACCCCTCCTTTTCCGTCAGAGACTAAGACGTCACAGTATTTAGCTATATCGTATAGAGTCCACTTATCAACGAATCTAGAATCTATATAGTCACCCAGTCCGTATCTATTATTAGTGAGAAGGTCGTAAAAACACCAAGCTGGGTTATTTGTCCATTCTTTTTCAGCTTTGAAGCACCCATCCCAAAAGCCTAAAGATTCATCATAGGTTCTTAATAGGGGGTTGTAGTTGTTGGGGACTTTTATTTTTAATAGTTTAGCGTCGTAGTGTCTTGACGGTATTCGCGAAAAGAATTCGGCGCTATACTTCGAGTAAACCATCGCGCAATAAGGGTATCTAAGCTTAGAATCGTAAACCTCGATGATTGAATCTACGTAGCTATCATTTTTTAAAAAAGTATGAAACGAGTCTGGGGTAAGTCTTACTATTTTAATTTCCCATCCCACAAAGTAGTCTTTGCGCGCACCGTCTCTCAGGCTGCTGCTAAGACTTATTTCCACGCTTCTTACATAGGGCTCTTCTATTCTGCCGAAGATTTCTTCTTCTACGGCTGGGTTTTTGGGCCAAGGGGTAAAAAGATCTTCGTCAAGATTGTCTGTACGAGAACCTCCCTGTCTTCCTTTAAGGTTTTTCGTGTCGAAAATCGGACGGGTGTAAATTTGATATTTAATTTTGCGAGCTCGCATGTCGCCACCGCCGTACTCCTGCTGCGTGCCGTGCTTCATAGTGTCTTCTGGTTGCGCAAAAAACCCTCTATGATCCTCGTCTCCTTTGAGCTCTTTAATATCGTCTTTTTGATCGTCTTGTATGTTCTCTAAAAGCTTTGTGACTTTTATATTCACTCTTACAGCCACGCACTCTTTGTTTGATACGGTGTATATTTTTGCGTTTCTATCGATGTCTCCTAGGATAATGGGGGAGTCCGGAGAGTTGCTTGCGTTATAGTATCCCGGGGTTTTTCCTTCTCCGAGCTCTATGGCTGGGCCGAATAGTCTTTCTCCGATGTTTCTGAATAGAGTGAGCTCAAACCCGTCTTCGCCTTTTAGGTTTTTATCGTTAGGCAAGTTAGGGTTCAGCGCGGGAAGTTTTCCTTGCGGTGTTCCTTCTGTCCATTCTAGGTTTACTTCTTGAAAGTTATAAAATCCATTTTTATCCACTACTGGAGTTTCGTTCCAGTAAACAGATCTTAAGTACCCTAGTTTTCTACTACATGATCCGTTTTTATCTAAGGCGACGTAGGGTTTAAATGTATAGCTTTGGTATCCGGTTTCCCCAATGTTTCCAGCAAAATGATATTCGCCGCTCACCAGCCCTTCTATTTCTCCTTCTGACAACAGGTCGCCAACGTCCAGAGTGGATAGGGAGGTATAAAGGTTGCTCCCACCTCTTACGCGAGACACACCTGCTTCGTCAAAAATAGGTTGTCTTGCTTCTGCTTGATCTTTGCTCATTGTTTACGGGTCGTTTTTTTTACTCTAAATGCGGTTTTAGTATGGGGATTGTACGTTTTACTTTAAAGTCGTCTCCGTCTGAGGTTATAATCGTGGTTACTGTGGCGTCTATGTTTTTATGAGGAGCACATTCGCCCGCTTCGGCAGATTGTTCGTTATGCTCAACAGCTCTTTTCCTCATCATGTTTTGAACTGTTCCCTCACCTTGGTTTCTGATTTTGTCGCGATAGTCCAAGCCGTAGTTTTCTCTTCCCCAGTGATCTTTTTTGGTAAGCTTGCTTGTATTTTTCTTCTTCCCCGACTCAACATCAAAGGTGTCTATGCTTGACTGAATAACCTGACTGCCGACCATTAATCTTCCGTACCCAATAAAGATCGGACCGCCCTCCCTCACCGTGTTTACCGGCCCAGCAAAGAGATAAGAGGTGCGCCCTCCGCCTTCTATTTCTCGAAAATCTCCAAATTCAGGCATAGGCGTAAGCAGGTTGGCGACGCCTGCCGCCACTAAGCCTAAACCTCCAGCAATGAGAGCCATTCCCATTTGAGTCGTAGCTCCGTATGTGAAAACCCCCAAGACTATTAATACGATCCCGACAATTATGGCAAATACATCTTTAAAATCGGCGCCCTCAACCACTGGCACAATGTCAATGCTTTCTAAATTTTTAAACTCTCTAATAAGCTCGGAAGATTGCACCCCTTCTTTTGTGTTTATATCTTTTGCTTTGTCGTACAAGAAATCTTTTTCGTTTATCAGGACTCTATATTTTATGTTCTGCTTTTCGTTCTTGATTAAGCTTTTGTAAAGTTTTTTACTTTGGCTTTCTATGGCCCTCATGGCTTCTCCTACTGAAGAAACTGCCATTTTCCAAGATTCCCTGCCTACTTGTTTGCCGAGAGCTCCGTGAAGTTTTATGTTTACTAAACCGCTGTTCATTTTGAATACCTATACACGTCTATTAGTTTGGATCTATAAAATTTGCCCAAGTCTTCAACTGTTGGGTGCCTGTTGACTGGATGATGGTAGATTTGGTTACCTCCTACTAAAACAGCCCAGTGGTCGTGGAGAGGTGCAAATCTTGAATTGAATATAGAAAAGCATAATACGTCTCCTTCTTGCATGCTGTTTTTGTTTATTTTTTTAAACTTATTGTTAACGTTTAGCACGTCTTCTATTAAATTAGGAAATTTCTCTGGCCAATGAGAGTCTCTTGAATTGTATTTTCTCGAAATCTGAAGAGAAATAGACTTTTCTTCTAGATAATCTACGACCAGCATTATACAGTCTGATACGCCCCATTTGAACTTTTTAGACAGGTTGCTTACTCCGTTTTTTTTATGCTCGTAAAGATGAAACGA